ACGATGATGAGATCACGGTACTGGAAACAGTGTATGGACCGAACACGCCAAATGCTACGGTAATCATCAACGACAAGCGACACGTGTGCAAGCGGGTGAAGGCATGAGTGACAGAACAAAATACATGCGCGAATGGTACTTTGCGAACAAGGAACGCACTGCAGAAAGGAGGCATGCAGCAAGCAAGAGGTGGTATGCAGGCAACAAAGAAAGATCCGCAGAGCAAAGCAAGACTACTCAATTGCGGTTGTATTACGGGATCACACCACAACAGAAGGATCGGATGGTAGAAGATCAGTCTGGCAAATGTGCTATCTGTCAGGCCGAGTTCAAATCTACTCGGACTACCCATGTGGATCATTGCCATGAGACAGGCGAGATCCGCGCTATCCTATGTCACTCATGCAACGTCAAGCTTGGGCGATTTGAAAAGCAATCCGCGAGGGTTGTACCATACATAGATGGCCCACGTCCTGTTCTTGATCCTTCAATTGGAGCCGCTGACGATCCTCACTTGACAGCAAAGCAGAGGTTTGATCGAAACCGAAATCTAGTAAACAAGTACGGAGTGACAAGCGGACAAAAGGACAATCTAATTGCCAGACAGGGAGGACTTTGCCTTGTGTGCGAGGATCCTTTCAAGAGTGACAAGCACACGCACCTAGATCACTGCCATAATAGCCGTGACATACGTGGTGTGCTTTGCCATTGGTGCAATATAGTCATTGGCTGGTATGAACGTCATCGAAATCGAGTTGACGGCTACCTACTTGGTGACTTCAGGACTGTTCCTCGTAGCACCCTGTCCGGAGATTGTAATTCATCGTAACCTGACCGGGTGTTCCTGTCATTTTAAACCGTACTTTGCGTACGATAATCTGAACCTCCTGCGGGGATACTGTAGGGGATCGATGGATTACGGTCAGCACATCTGCTTTGTTGAAAAACGCAGCGCTGCCTGAGATCTCATATCCGGTTGGCGGGTTGAGCATCCCATCCTTGTCCTTGATCAGCTTCGGCGGATGAGCAACCAACCATACATGCACATCGTGCATCTGTGCAAACCGCCGAAGTTTACTCAGAACTTCCGAGATGTATTCAGTCTCAGACTGACCTTGCCTACGCGATTGTTCTACGTAGTTCCAAGGGTCGCAAACCAACGTCTCGATACCGTGCCTCATCTTCGCAGCCTTCGCGTGCTCAATGATTCTATCTACCGTTGGGGCAACATCATCGTCAAAGCGGATGAACACGAAGTGCTCATCGATCCATTCCAGTGCGGACTGTAGTTCACCTTCGCTGATGCGTGTCTCACCATACCCGACGAAGGACTTACGTGCTCGCTTCTCCGCGAGGATGGACAGGTGCTGCTCCATAGGGTTTTCGAATGACGCCACGCAATGCTTCGTGCCATAGCGCTCGCTGATATTACAGCATACTTGATCCACGTAGTTGGTCTTACCACTGCCGGGGATACCAGTTATGATTTCGAGTTCCCCCGGCATGACACTGTAGTACATATCGAGACTGGCATACCCCGTCTTCAATCCTTTGGACGCACCGTTCCAGTACAGGTCGAACACCTTGTCGAAGTATTGTGCCGCACCCTGCAATGCACGGATGGGAAACGGCTTCGCGCTGTTTAAACACTCGACTAGTACCGCCGCACCATGCGTCCTGAGTACGTCATTGGCATCCTTGCATCCGGCTGGGTACTCGACAGTCCAGCACTTGTCGCGTCCGTAGATTTTACTGAGAGCGTCACGTAAGGCCACGCCTTTATCGTCAGCGTCAGTACACAGGACGATCTTAGTTGCCTTCGCGAAGAGGCTGGTGCTGTTAGATATATAGGCGGGGTGTGCAGTACCTGAACCCAGCCCGGCTCCGTTGGGAACCGACGTACTGTTATAAAACCCAACCTCACTGAGACTGACACAATCCTTCTCGCCTTCCGTAATGTAAATCGCTTGCTCCGGATCGATCCGGTCAATGTTGTAGTAGCACTGCCCACCACCGGGAGTCTGCCACCATTTATCTTTCTTGGATGCAGCATCAGGACGCAGCACTTTCACATGCTGGAGCACGCCATCCTTGTAATACGGGAACGCGATGCCCTTGTGCTCCGTGTCCCAGCCAATGCCGAAATCCTCCAGCGTGCTGGCAGACAACCCAACGGTCAGACCCCATTGGTTCACACGGTCATCGGCAGGCTCCGGTGCTACCGGCTTGGCCTTGGGCTGCACCACCGGGACAGGCTCAGCCTGTGCCTGTACATCCGCAAGTTCAGGCACCGCTGCGACCATGGCCTGCCATACTTCCTGCTGTGTGCCACCGCTGTAGCACTTCCACACCAGCCCCTTGGTCCCGTCACCTATTGACAGGCTTGGGTTACGGTCACCATTGTTGTGTGCAGGGCAAGGACAATTGGTTAGCCAGCCTCCTGTGGTGCGTTGGACTTTACCGGTACGGGACAGGCGGACAGCGACGGCATGAGCATCTAGCTGCACAGGTTGCACTCGCGGATGATCTCTTGAAGCGTCGGCCATTGCCAGCCGTAGTGCCGTGCCACCACGTTGTTCCATGCCCGTTGCAGAACGGGTGTGTCGTATGGTGCGAGGGCTGTCACGAATTGTCTACGTAGTGCACGTAGCCTTTCGGGTGTCTGTTCCCATCCATCGGGTGCCTTGTACAGATCCAACATGGGAGCGAGCACGCATACGATGACGCGCTGTTCTTCGATCTCGGTTGCCATCAGCGTGCGCCCAACAGGATGTCACGTGTGATGTCAGGCTGGACGCGAAGGAAATCCTCGTACCGTTCCTGTGACAAGAACGTGGATGCCATGCAAATGAACTCAGGCGGTGTGGCCTTGGACTTGCATAGCGCCGCGTACCCGGTGGCACCCTGTACCAGCTGGTCAGGATCGTTGCCGCGCTTGATGGCTGCTTGCCATGCGAACAGCGCCAGCCTGCGAGGGTTAGAGTATGGAGAACGCTTCGGGTAAACACTCCAGAACGTTTCGAAATCAGCCATAGGTAGCCTCCCTTGAGCGCCACAGAATGTGCCTGATTCGACAAGTGTGTGCAAGCGGAATGAAAAAGAATTCTACCGGTGGCGGAACCGGCGTGTTGCTGCGTGGTTAATCACGGCCCCATAGCACGGTGGTATCCAGCACCAGCTGGCGTGCCTCAGCTGCGGACCTCACAAGATGATAAGGAATGCCCTCATGTTTGCACCACCGTTCGAAGTCCCGCTGTGTGTCAGTCTGTCGCCCGATCTTGGACTTGAACTCGATAGCCATGGCACCAGAATCGTACAGCAGGAGGTAGTCCGCTGCTCCCGCACACAATCCCTTCGCGCGCTGTAGAGAACCCTGCCGGTATGAGCGCTTCCCTTCATTCGCTATGTGCAGCCAGACGCATCGCAGCTTGTTCGCTCTTGTCTGCTCGCGCATCCACTGTACAAACTTGATACACTCCACATCTTCCGGACCGATTCGCGTCCCCTTCTGAGGGATCGCATCACGCAACAGGGTGTCCTTGAATGAAGTCATGTCACACGGAAGAAGTACATGTAGTCCCAATAGCCGATGCGCTTCTGAAACAACTCTAGCTCACCGTCCTGCGCTTGCTGCAGGAGATAGCGTGCCGCGTCATCGAGTTCACCATTAGTCGTACGATCTATGTACAAGTACCCGCGATGGTAGACGGTCAACTTACCCCGTGGTGCACGTCGTAGTTCATTCCGTATCTTACGGTAGTCAGGTTCTCTGAGGGTATTCACTGTTTGTTCCGCTAATTGTACGGCAACAGCCGTTGTGGTTTCCAAGATTTTAACTAATTGTATCGATAGATGTGGCACGGTCCGAAGGAATGAAGGAACTGAGGGTAGAAAAATGCACAGTTTAAAGGCGCTGCGTAGGCAATCCGGTCTGACACTCGCTGAACTTGCACAGCGTACTGGAGCGTCTATCTCGCTGCTGTCCAAGTTCGAACGTGGTGAGCGTACCGTATCGGGAAAGTGGGTCAAGCTAATCGCCAATGCGTTGTCCATCAAAGAGACGGACATCATGGGCGACAATGTACGCGCAACACAGGACATCTCCCCCGGTGTGCCGTGGTACTTGGGACTTAGCACCGTACTGGTAGACACGTCCGAGTTTGACAGGCTGATCCCACGCGGATCGACTGTGTATGTGGAACCCGAAGCCGACATGGTGGACGGTGAGATCTACGCCATCCGGATCGGTAGTGAGATCCATGTACGGCGTGCACGCTTACGCGATGGACCGATGCGGTTCGAAGCTGAGTCGTGGTCATCGTCCCCGTCCCCGATATTTCTGAACAAGGGGCTGGACATCGTGGGCAAGGTGCGCGGGCTGGCACTGGAGATCACGTAGCCGCACAAGAAAACACTTGTAGAATTTGGACAGGTGTGTAGGGTGTCTCTCGTGACCAACGCGGGAGGCACCCTTTGTTATTCGACTATCGCGCATCCGTCTCTGACGTGCAGCTGTTCCGCGAGGAACCTGCCCTGTGGTTGCTCAAGCACCACCCCGACTACCTGTACCGCACCGAGTCCGGTCCCGCTGCTGAGCGTGGACACGCTGTTGAACATGGCATGCGGGCCATGCTTCGGTTTGGCATGGACGCAGCCACCGTGCTCCCGCTGGTGCAGCGAGACTATCTACGGCGTGTCGGTGGACAGATCGATGGCAAGGCTGGCGACGAGTACGCCAATCTCCCCGGCTATATGGAACAGTGCGCTGCCGTCATCGCCAAGTTCGAACTCGGCAAATACAGCACGTACCAGATGCCAATCAAAGGCGAGATTGAAGGCGTCAACTTCCTTGGTTACGCCGACTTCACATTCGGACCTAGCGGCATTGATCTGAAGTCCACTGGTCGCCTGCCCTCCGAGATGCGCGACACGCATCAGGAACAGATGAGCTTCTACGAGTTGATGACGGGCATCCGCTTCGCCTGTGCGTACGTGACGCCAAAGAAGTACGCTGTTTACACACTCACTGATGATCAGTACGCGGCTGGCCTGCAGCGACTTCGCGCGCTGGTCAAGTCCATCAAGACGGCGTGCACCAATCTCACATGGGAACAACTGTTCGATCTCTACCCACCGCGTGACCCTACTGGGTTCAGGTGGGATGAGCGCTCCCGGTACTTTGCTAACAACATTTGGAGGAACTGAGATGGCTCGTTGTGAAATCGTACCCATCAAAATAAGTGAGGTTCAGTTGTGCCTTACGTGGGAAGAGGCAAGTACGATGAAGCAAATCTTGCGTAACGTTGGTGGCAATCTCAAAGGACCACACCGGTTTATCGCCAACATCTTGACTGCGATGGATATGGCGGACGTTTCGAGTGCAGACCACAAGCTTGATCAGACGGCTGACAGCATCTACTACGAGGACTGAACACATGAGAACGTCAGAGAAGATTGATCTACTGGCTACTGCCCTCTCGGCAGCACAGTCTGAGATCGAAGACGCCGCTAAGACCGGCAACAACCCCCACTACAACCGCAAGTACACCACGCTTGGCGGTGTGTGGGATGCCATCCGCAGCCCCTTCGCGAAGAACGGTCTGTCTGTGACGCAGCTTACGTCGCAGAACCAGCACGGGCTGACGCTCAACACGATCCTGATCCACAAGTCAGGCCAGTTTGTGCAGGGTGAATACCCCATCGTCCCGGTGAAGAACGATCCGCAGTCTGTCGGATCCGCGATCACCTACGCTCGCAGGTATGCGCTGATGGCTGCGACTGGCGTGTGCCCTGAAGACGATGACGGCAACGCTGCTACTGCCACCTCTGCTACATCATGGAGTGTGGGTACACAGCCTGCGCCTGCGCAGGGTGTGCCTGCTGGATGGCCGGGGATCTCCGGTGGAACATTCACCGTGCCTGCAAACCCCAATGTGCAGTCGTTCAACACGCCCCCTGCCCCGCCAGCTACGGCACCCGCGAAGAAGGCAGGGTCATGGGAGATCCCGTGGAAGACCGCTGCTGACTTCGGCAAGTCCTTCAAGGACAAGCTGGTCAAGGCACCGGATCTCAAGTCCTACACCAAGCTCTTTGGTGACAACAACGACAACATCCTTCGTCTACTGGACGAGGACACGAAGACCCACGACGAACTCATGGGTATTGCCAACGCGCGCAAGACGGCGCTTGAAGGAGTGAAGTAAGATGTCTGCACAGTACGACAACACTAACCAGATCAGCGTGTTTCCTTCGGGGCTTCGCGGCACTGTCATCGGCACCGGCAAGGTGAATGTCGAGGGCACCGAGAAGCAGGTGATCGTGGTCAACGACACCATGCCATCCGGCAAGACGGTCCAGCGTGTGTACATGGAGATCGGTGCGCTGTTCCCCGTTAGCTCGCAGCATGAGAAGGCCCCGGCGCTGTCCGGTCCTATGCTCATCCCCCAGACGAAGGCCACGCAGATCAGCCTGTGGTCACGGCAGGGCGGTAAGGGTCCGTTCCTGTCGGGTAAGATTTCTGTGCAGCAGGAGAGGAGTGACGCGTCCCCAGCAGCCGCACCTAAAGGCGCTGAGTTGAAGGACGAGATCCCTTTCTAGCGTGCGGAGGGGAGGGTTGGTTCCATTGGGCAACGCCCGGAAATCTGCGCATGCGGATTGCCAACTCTCCCCGTTTTATAGGAGGCACACATGGATGCTCACTACATAGGCAAGGCGATCACCCTCATGATCGTGCTCTACATCAGTGTAGCGATGATGATCGGAGTCGCCATTGGTGCCGTTGGAGTATTCCTAGTGTCGTGGTTTTTCTAGGAGGCACATATGACAATGCAGGATGAGATGCTAACGACGGCACAGGCTGCGGTGCGGCTTGGCGTGCATCGGGATACGCTGCGAACGTGGCGGTCACGTGGGCTGGGACCACCGTTCTTCAAGCTCGGCAAGGTCCAGTCATCGCACGTGCGGTACAGCATGCTGGCACTGGAAGAGTGGAAGCATGCGAACAAGGTATGAAACCCAAGACGATCTCGACAGGGAACGGCTGGTGATGACGGCGGTCGGGAAGGCTTGGGGTGTTGAGTTCACCAAGCTGCCCGACCGTTATCGTATGGACTACGTGCTCACCGTGGGGAACATCGGCGTGGGGTTCGCGGAGATCAAGTGCCGTACCCATACCAGCACCAGCTATGACACGTGGTTCATCAGTAGTGAGAAGCTGCTGACGGCGCAGTCGTGGGAGGCGCTTGGCCTGCCCTGCACTGCCATCGTCCAGTTCGCGGATGGCATCTTCACCGTGCCGCTGAAAGACCCTGACTACTACGCTCCCGGTGGCCGGTCTGACCGTGCTGACGGGGACGATCAAGAGGTGATGGCCCACTTTAAGTCGGCACGACTGACCCGTTTCAGGGGTGACAGTAAGGTTACACGAACTCTTGTGGCGATACCGGTAGATCGGAAATGGTGGGAAGTTCAATAGGTTAGGCCACGTTACACGGCCAAACCTGCATCTTGCTTCTGAATACAAAACTGTGCAAAACCCTGTGATTGTGTGTGTTCAAGCGCGACAATCTCAGGGTTTTTTTGTAGATTCCTCCTGCAATGTGTGGCCTAGTGTGTATGCCCGTGGCGAATTTGAACTTACAGGAGAATGACATGGAACCCAAACACTACCCCGGCCCATGGAAGATCGGGCGGCGCAAGCCGCACGTGCAAACGTTCGATACCGACGACCATTGGGAGTTCGCCAAGGTGGTCTGCCGTGTGAGCGGCAACAGCTTCGACATCCCTGAAGCCGCCGCCAACGTACGCCTGATCAGCAAGGCACCGGAGATGCGCGCCATGCTGGTGGAACTCATCGAGGAGTTTGGCATGCGCGGTGGGAAGGATGACAAGCTGCTCATACCTGAACTGCAGCTTGATGAGATCGCCGCTGCCATGATGCTCGTGAACTACATCGATAAGGGAGAACGCTGATGTCCGTCGATTTCAAAGACCTCCGCATAGGTGACACCGTGACGGTGCAGTTCACCGGGAGACTGGCTGATGTGGATACCAACCGTGATGTCGGAGAGAGCGTTGGTCTTCAACGCGACGATGACTACGGCTTCACCCACTGGTTCATGATCAATGATGTCGTCTCCTTCACCCGGCCCACTCCCGTGCCGAAGGTGGGGGATACCCTGAAGCACGCGAGTGGTGCGGTCTACAAGCTGCTCTACATCGATCCGCAAGAAGGAGAATGGTTGATCCGTGGAGAGGTCGGGCAAAAATGTTACGTCGTTATTCATGATATGCACTGCATGTATGAGGTTGTGTGATGCCCCTCACCGCCAAGCTGATCGACTCCCTCAAGCCCAAGCCCAAGACGTATCTTGTCGCGGATGGTTCGGTCCCCGGCTTCAGCGTGAAGGTGCTGCCGAGTGGAGTTCGTTCATATGTATACCGTTACACCGTCGCTGGTGTGGCACGCGAGATGACCATTGGCAGGACCACCGCCATCAAGCCCGACGTAGCACGTGACATCGCGACGAAGCACTACCTTGCCGTGCGTGGTGGTGAGGATCCCATGGGTTCCCGTACCAATGCGGGCAGCACCATGACCATCGCGTCCCTGTATGATGAGTACATGCAATCGAAGGCGTTCAAGCCCAACACCGTGCGTAACTACAACTACCAAGCCAACCGCTACATCAAGCCGCTGCTGGGTAAGTACCTCATCAGCCTGCCCGATCTGGATGCACGGATCACCGACGTACACTACGGCATGCGCGCCAAGCCTGCTGCTGCCAACTCCCTGTTGAAGATCCTGCGCTCCATGTTTGAGTACGCGGTGGAGCGCAAGTGGGTTGCGGCCACGCCTGTATCCTACAAGCGACATCAGGAGGTGGAGTACAACACCACCATGTCGGTCGAGGAAGCCGGTGCTGTATGGGCAGCGTGTGATCAGTACGTGGCCCGCAACACCGCTGCTGGCCGTAAGTGGGCTAAGATAGGGCATGCGTTCCAGCTGCTACTGGCCACCGGCGCACGCAAATCGGAGATGATGTACCACTTGGAATGGGACCACATCACTGAGGAGCGGATCGTTATCCCGTGGCAGCTGATCAAGACGGGCGGGAAGAAACACAAGGATCTCGTGATCTACCAGACGGATCTGACGCGAGACATCCTTGCCAAGCTACCTAAAGAGTCACAGTACGTCTTCGGTATCGGTGACTCCCGCTTTGATGCCACCACAGAAGCAACCACTGAGTGGCGGACCATCCTCAAGCTGGCAGGGATCACAGACAGGCGCATCCGGATCCACGACATCCGTCATACGGTTGCATCACTGCTTGGTGACGAGCGCACCATGACTCTAAAGGACTGCGGTATGATGCTGAACCATAGTTCACAGCGGTCAACTGAGCGCTACGTGAAGCACTTCGACACCGCGAAGGAAGATGTGACCAAGCGTGCAGCTGCCGTGCTCACGCGTGTTTACACAGGAGGACAGCATGAGTGAGAAGGCGAGAGAGATCGTGGAGCGCTTGTGGTGGCAGAGCGACAACGACCCCGGTGCGACCGCATGGGAAAAAGCCATCGCCACCGCCCTTGCAGCCGAGCGCGCCAAGACGCTGGAGGAGGCGGCGACGGTGGCGGAAGAGCACAAGATTCTTGCGATGACGGGAGACGGCGAAAGCTGGAACGAAGCCTGCGACGAGTGCGCCGCTGCCATCCGTGCCCTGAAGGACTAGCGGTCCTCGCCGTCGCGCTTGTGACGGACTTCAAACATGCGGTCGAGGCGGTCACCGATCCTCTCGACTGCAGCCACCAGCCGATCCTCGATCTGCTTCAGGGCTGACGTGCGTACGTACTCTTGGTAGACAACCTGTTGGAAGTCTGTGTGTCGCCGGTCTGCGGCATCGATGCGGTCAGTCAAGTGTTGCCGATCCTTCCTGCCTTCCGATGCACGGTACAGCAGCCACGCGTTGATTGATGCAAATGCCACCACGACTATCGGGATTGCCCAAGCCACAATCTCCATCATTCGGCACCGTACGTGCTGCGAATGTCGTCGTACCAGTCGAAGTCGTCTTCCAGCCTGCGGTTCGCTTCAGCCAGTGCGGCTAGGCTACGGGCCGCTAGTACCTTCGGATTCATCCCCACCTTCGCCACTGGCACCGAGACTGCCTGTCCGAAGTTCGTTGGCGCTGGCGGTAGGCTGAGTGGTGCGACCGGGCGCGAGCTTGCGCATCCGCTCAACATCCCTGCGGTTAAGCAGACAGCTGCGAACGACAGTCTCTTTGGCAATGATCGTTTCGTAGTCATCAACTGCGCTACCTAACTCATTCACAAATTTATTGGCTGCACGCTCACGTTCAGTGGCGACTGACAGCAGGATGTCGTAGTTCTCAAGTTGCAGCTTTAAAGACTTATTGCTGGCCTTTAAATCTGAAAGGTCGTGCGCGTTAGAGCAGTCGATTCTACCGTAAATGTATGCAGCGAACAACAGTAGTATACCAGATGCCGCAGCCAAAAGATATCTGCCGACAGTTGATGTAAGTAGCTGTACGATGAATATCATTCGGTCAAACCCATACACATTCGGTATTCGGCGTCCCTGCGGTTCCACAAACCCTGCACAAACTTCCGCTTTACCTTCGTCCACTCATACAATTGCCCGCACCATGCGGCTGGTGCATCCCCGGCATTCAGCTTACGCAGGAGTGTACTGGAGCACGCTGCCCCTGTACCAATATTGTAAGTCCAAGAACTTAGCGCCTCGTATTCGTACTGCGTAATGGGTACGTTTACACACGCCATCAGCTTACGCCCGTGTTCTTCTAAGGCACCAGACAGTAGTGCGCGGCACTCCGAACGTGTATATCGTTTGCCGGGGATCACATGCTTTCCAGTGATACCTTCGCACACGGTCCACACCCCACCGAGATCCTTGTACGGTACGAACTCAGTGCCTTCCCACCCTGCCACGAAGGCCGCGAGAGATGCAGTCACAAGGACTACCGCACCGGTACGTCTAGCTCTGGTCTGTGCCACGGTGGATGTCGTCCTGTTGTAGCATCCGTGCAGCAAACGTCGCCAGTGCTAGTCCCATATTGGTAGCGATAAACAGACCCGGTGACAAGTAATCCTGCATTACTTCCCATGATCCGTACAGTGCATCGAAGACAGCCTGTGCCAGCATCATGCGTACTGACCACATCCTGTGCCACATCTTCCAGTTGTGGACGAGGACTGTCCTCTTACGGCGCACGTTCGATCTCGCGGTATTGGCGCATAAAGCTTCTGGCGATATCTGCCTCAGCCCGCTCCAATTCTATAAGCTGCTGCTTGACATCAGGCGGGTTGTCTTGCGTGATCATCTGCTTCTGCTTGCGGATCTTGGACAGCTGCTCCTTCACCTTGTTGAGCGACTTCGCTATCCCCATCTCCGTCTGGTGCTCGTCGCGGAACTTGATCGCCTTATCCGGATCCTCATCCTGATACCGCTTGAAGATCCGGGTAACCTCCTGCCCTTCCTTCGCGAGC